CAACCGCTACCACCGCTACCATTAGTTATAGGACAGCTGCTGGTGGAGCCGCAGTAAATTTTGTGTTAGCTGCTGTAGGTGATGAGATGGAATTTCAATTTCAACCATCACAACTTACAGCTGCTGATGGAAAGGGTGTGTTTCTTTGTTACCCATGTGATTGTGATGACCCAATGACAGGAACCACAAAAATGTCTGATAGTGGATATGGTTATATTTTAACTGGAGGAACAGCAGCAGCTGTAATAAACCCCAATACCGCTTTTGCACCTACAATAATAGGTGGTGGTGGTTTAAACGCTTAAAATAATAAAATAAATAATAATTAAAAATAAAGAAAAATGGGATTACACACAGGAGGAGGTCAAATAGGTTCAGGAATCGGAAACACAGTTGGGCCACAAACATTAGGGATATCAGGAAAATCAGCTAATGATATAGACATATACAACTACAATAAAATAACGCTCCATTATAGTTTAGGTGCTGCAGGAGCTACAACCGCAAACTCTACTATGGTACTAACCAATAATGGTTGTGTATATAACGGACAACCACAATGGGATTTTGCAGATGGTGTTTATGATGGTGATTACGATATAGCAGTACACCAAGGAGGTCTAATACTTACAAAACATGAAAGTGATAGATTTGGTAGTTCAACCTGTGACGGTAAATCACATAAGTTAAGATATGGTGGTGGACCAGGTGAACAAGGTAAGTGGGAGTTTGTAACTCACGGGTATATCACTTCTTATACAACTGCAAACACGTTAAACTTTTTTGCGATACAAGGTTCTGGAACTACAGATGGTATCGTAAGTAAAGCACCTTCTATCGTTCCTGGAGCAGCTGGAAGGTGGGTTAATATGACGGGTACTACAGATAATTTTCCGTATGGTAGGTTTAGAAGAAATGCTGTCACATCAAATGTTGGTGGGGTTACCGGAATAACAACTGACGGGATAATTCGTTAAAATAAAAATAATTAAATAAAAACAAAATGGGAGATTTAAAAAATATAGGTTCCGAAAAACTACAAGGACAAGATAAGATTAATAGAATAGTGGAAATCGCTAGATATGGGGAATCTAGAAAAAATGAAACTAACCACACATCAACAAATCACTACACTAAAAAAGCAGCTAACGGTATTATATATTCGATAATTAAAGAAAAGGATGGGTATTATGTTAAATCAGGATTAAATGAAAGTTCGTTAGACTATATTAATGGAATGGCCAATAAATCTAGAAATAGACATAGAAGTTATAGTTCAGCTTTAAAGAGGATAAATTTAATTTTAAAACCAATTAACGAACAATATAACAATGGTTATGGAGATTCGTTATACGAACAAAATGATGAAAAAGAAAAATTTGTTTTAAAAACACCAGAATCTGAAGATGAAATGGGTATGGGTGATGAAATGCCTATGGATGTTGATGTGGATGACGAAATGGATATGGGTGACGAAATGGATATGGGTGACGAAATGGATATGGACACGGAAGATGATATGGACATGGAAGATGATATGGGTGGTGAAGGTGATATGGGTGATGAAGGTGGAACCTCTATAAAATCAGTACAAAAACTTACAGGTAAATTAGGACAAAAAATGAGAGAGTTAGAGGATGATATAGATTCTGACACAATTAAGTACGTGTTAAACTCAATTATCTCAGCTGTAGATTTAGAACAATTAGATGACGAAGACAGAGAAGATATTGTAGATAGATTAGACCCATCTGAAGATGAAGATTACGGAATGGAAGATGATTTTGAGGTTGGTGTGGATGGTGATATGGGTGATGAAGATATGGAAATGGATGATGATATGGGTGATGAAGATATGGAAATGGGTGATGAAGATATGGAAATGGATGATGAAGATATGGAAGATGAACCAACGAATACTTTAGAAGAAAGTTTAAAAAGAAGAGTTAATAACACATTAACAAGTTATTATAAAGACTCTACTAGTGAAAAACAAATTAACGAAGGTAGGGTGAAAAATTATTTAAGAAAAAACATTAATAAAAGTAAAACTAAGAAAAGTTTAAGTAATTTGTGTGAAACGATAGAACAAGAAATAACATTAAAAAAAGTTTTAAATAGTGATAGGGGATATAAGTACTCAAAAAAAACTAAAAAAGGTGGGGTTATAGTGTTAGAAAATAATAGACAAACAATAGGAATAACTAGGTACGGAAAAATAATAAAGTAAATGTTTCTAATTTTTGTAAATGAACTTGGGCCAAACTATAAAAAAGAGAACATATACGAATTTATATTCTCCAACAACATAGATGAATTATGGGGGGATGAGTGGGACTCAACACCAGCCCACGGTAACCCTGGACCACCAGAATTCGAACACATTGACAAAGTCGGGGTGTTAGCAAAAAGTAAAATTAAACTAGAACTAATTCAAAATTCAGATTACTTCGGCATGGAACACGCTTTAGACAACATAATCGCTTTAGGTTGGGAAACCTCAGAAGACGATAAATTTGTTGATGAAAGGTTGGTTTTTCATTTTGGTGATAAAATGAAGGATGTTGAGTCTAAATTATATTCCAAAGACCTAATTTTGGATTACGAAAAATCTATATCATATGTTAAATAGAAAAGAAATAGTGGGTGGTTTAGTTGTCGAAGGTATGACATACGAAACCCTAGCAACACTAACAGATAACCAGATACTTCAGTTAGGGAGTAAATTGTTATCAGAAGCCGTACCACCGTACACATTTACATTCGAAAGAGCGAGTACAGAAAAGATTCAGTATGATTGCCAAATGGCTCACAAAGCCTGTATGGATAAGGTAGCTTCATCTTTGGAGACTATAGCCAGTAAACAAGAAGCTGCAGCTAATGTTAGTGAATCTAAAGAAGTGGTTGTTAATGGTATTAAAAATGTGGACACAGATAACGTTGGAAATCCAGATGTTACTATTAAGAAAGGAAGTGGTAAAAAAATTAAACTAATTAACGATAGGGAAGAGATAGATTCTGATGTTGTTGAAGAGTGGATGATTGGGGTTGTTAATAAAAACATAGGGGACCTAACCAAGTCTAAACTAATAGAAATGGTTAAGGGTGCTCAACAAGAGGGAAGAGAGGACACACCAGGAGGTAATCCTGATTACTTTTATGATGAAGATTCTATCTTCGCTCAAATTAAAAGAAAAAACCAAGAAGTTAAGAGTACACCACAAGAAAAAACCAAACTATTCAGTTCAATAGAACAAGAATACGCGTTCGAACAATTGAATAAATATGTTTTAGATTTGGATGGGTACGAGATAAAGGTTGATGAGTTAAATTTTAATGAAGACCCAGAAGAAGCTGTTTTAAATTTATATTTAGATTCTAAGTCTGGTGTTGTGTGGGATATTGTAATTTATACTGATGGTGGTGTCTATATGGATGGAGCACCAATAGAAGATTCACAAGATTTAGAAGAAGAAATAAGAGAAAAAGAATCTGGAAGTGAATTAAGAGAAACAGAAATGCCTGTTAAAACACCAGTAAGAACACCAACTAAAGCACCAACAAGACCAGGTAAAAAAAGAGGGCCTTTTGAAAGACCAAAAACCACACCAAAGCCAAAAGCTGGAAATGGTGAAATGCCAGATTGGTTTGGTTTTGACGATATAAAATCACAAATAGAAAATTCCTAGTAATGCGAAATTTAATTAGAAAAACATTAAGAGAAGCCCCAATAGACTATGGGGATGGTGAGGAAAGAATGTCTCCGGACATTGAACGAAAATTACGTACACAAGAACACCCTTTAGGGGGTAATAAAGCTTTTCCAGATGTGGATGGTGATGGAATCCCAGACAACTTTGAAGAAATGGTGTCCTCCCAGAGGTTCCAAGACGTTGTGCAAAAAGTAAAAGACGCTACAGGTGTTGAGAGTGTAGACCAAGGAACTCTAAGAACCATACAACCAATGTTAATGCAATCAGTCCAAAGGGTTATGCAAATTGAATCACAGAACAAACAAGCTCTAGAAAATCTAGCTGTAGAGTTAGTTGTAAATGAGATGGCCATCCCAGAAGGTGACCTACAATTTGACGCTAAGTTAGGTAAACCAAATATGGATGGTATGCAACAGAAAACACAAGAAAAAAAGAAAAAGAAAAAGGAAGAACCAGAATTTCCAAATTTTGAAATGGAGGATGAAGCAGCGAAAAGATTAGAAAAATTAGATTTAGAAAAACAAAAACGAAGATTTATAAATTCACTAATACAAGGTTCGTCTAAAAAAGCTCACTATATGTACCATTTAGTTCGTGAAAAGTTAGACGAAATAAACCCAGACTTAGTTGGGTTATACTCTATTGTTATGTCGGTAAATGATTTATTGTATTGGGTAATGCCTGATATGGAAGCTATGGCTGGTGGAGCCGGAGCAGAACAAGCGATGGCTGGAAAGGAGGAACTTGATTTGGAAACAGACCCACCAACCATCAAAGCTACAGGACTAATGTTCCCAATACTAGTGCACGAACTGTATAAGGGTGTTATGGAATACGTGTCGGCACACGGACTACCATCAGACCCTGATATGGCTGACGAAGTACTTGGTGCGGAGGATACTTTACCAGCAGAAGTTTGGGACCTAAGATTGGGGCCAGTAATTTGGGAAAAATTTCGTGACGCTTACCCACAAGAATTACTAACCAATGACGATAATAAGTTAATACAACACTATCTTTATTTTAGGATTATAAGTTTAGAAGCTCAAGAGTTTTTAGATTTAGCTAAAAAAATGTTATCGGGTAGTGATGAAGGTAAGGTTTTGGTTAAAAAGTTAGTGGATGAAATAGTCCAACAATTAAAAGAAGAAGATTACGAAGAAGCTTTAGGAATCGACACTAATGATGATGACTACAACACTGTTGGTGATATAGATGGTTCTACTATTGGTGATGTTACTGATGGTGGAGAACTTGAAGATTTTGACGTGGATGAACTACTAGATAAAATTTCACGTTCAGGTATGGGCTCACTAACCCCTAAGGAAAACAAATTTTTACAGAGTTTGGGGCAATAAACCCTATTGAGGGTTTTTTTTACTTAATTTTTTACGATATTTATTAATATGACTAAAGAAGAATTAATATCCGAATATGCTAAATGTTATAGGGACACCTCGTACGCTATAGAAACTTATTTAGAAACCTACGACAACACACAAAGTAGTTACGTACCATTTAAGTTATTCCCAGAACAAAAAATGATGTTAAAGAATTTCGAGGATTACAACGAAAACATCACTAAGAAATATAGACAAGCTGGGGTATCCACAGCTACCGCAGCTTGGATTTCAAAACAACTACAATTCGCTTCTAACACTAAACCAGAAAAAGTACTAATACTAGCTAATAAATTAGATACAGCTCAGGAGTTAGCCAATAAAATTAGAGGGTTCCTAAATCAATGGCCTGAATGGGTTAATGTGGGGTTCTCAAAAGAAAAAGACTCACAAAGACATTATAAGTTAAATAACGGTTGTGAGGTTAAAGCGGTAGCGACATCAGTCGATGCTCTAAGGGGGTACACACCAACCATACTAATATTTGATGAAGCAGCATATATTGAAGCTGGTGACGATTTGTGGGCTGCTTGTATGGCATCTCTTTCCACCGGTGGTCAAGTTATTGTTATATCAACACCAAATGGGTACGATAAAATTTATTACGAGATTTACGACCAATCGATACAAGGTATGAACGATTTTAAAATTTCTGAATTACATTGGGAAAATGACCCTAGGTTTACAAAAGACTTAGTTTGGGTTAAAACTAAGGATATCATTCATTACGTATTAAATAGAGAGGATTATGACGATAGTTTAAATATTCCAGAAACTAATCAAGATAAATTCGGAGGTTTAAAAAGTATGGGGTATAAACCATATTCTTCTTGGTTTGAATCTATGTCTAAAAAATTAAAATTTGATAGAAGAAAAATATCTCAGGAGTTAGAAAGTGCTTTTCTAGGTTCTGGCGATAATGTAGTGCCAATAGAGACAATAGAAAAAATAAAGGAAACCATGGTTGAAGAACCTAAAGAAAAATACGCAAGTGGTCAATTATGGGTTTGGGAAGAGGCTAAGTTAGGTCATAAGTATATTATGGGGGTTGACGTTTCTAGAGGTGACTCTGAGGATTTTACCTCTATATGTGTTATTGATTTTGACGAAAATAAACAAGTTATGGAGTATCTTGGTAAAATACCACCAGACTTGGCCGCGGATTTAGCTTTTAAATGGGGTAACCTGTATAAAGCCTATATAGTTATAGATATAACCGGTGGTATGGGTGTAGCCACGGCTAGAAAACTACAAGAATTGGGTTATAGAGATTTGTATGTGGAAGGAGCTAATACCGCTGATAAGTGGAAGTACGACCCAAAACTACTAGAAAAAATACCAGGACTAACATTCAACAATAAAAGGTCACAAATTGTATCTGCGTTTGAAGAGGCTTTACGACATGGGTTTAATGTAAAATCACATAGATTATTAAACGAACTTTACACGTTTGTGTTTGTAAACGGGAAACCAAACCACATGAAAGGTAAACATGACGATTTAATAATGGCTATGGCTATGGCTCTATATGTTGGTGAAAATTCTTTTTCACAACTTAAAAAAACAGATGACATGACAAAAGCTATGTTAAATAGTTGGGTTAAGAGTGGTGATGATACCCCACAAAGTAATGTGGACTTAAAACCAATGAGAGACTCTAGTGTTCTAAACCCAAGTATAAGACCACACACTGGAGCTAAAGAAGTTTATAGAGAATATGGGTGGTTATTCGGTGCTGGTAAAAAAAGGTAGTGGTATTCACTATTTATAATAAAATTATTATTATTTAGATATGGCAGACAATTTTACAATATTTCAGAGGTTAACTAAGGTTTTTGGACCAGACGGTCCAAGAACGCAAGAACCAAGTTACACACAATATAAGTTTAATAAAAAAGATTTATTAAAAACAGCTTCAAAAGCTGAATACGAAAAAGAGAAACTTGAAGCACAACAAACAATGTACCTCTCTAAGCAATGGAAACGAGTTGAGAATGAGATTTACACACAATCTGTATACTACGAACCAACAAGGTTAGCTGCTTACTTTGATTATGAATCTATGGAGTTTACACCGGAGATATCAGCGGCTTTAGATATATACGCTGAAGAATCGACAACACCGTCAGAAGATGGTCACATGCTTACCATTTATTCTGAATCCGCTAGGATTAAATCAATACTATTAGATTTGTTTAATAATGTTTTAGATATAAACACAAACCTACCTATGTGGATTAGAAATACAACAAAATATGGTGATGATTTTGTTTATTTAAAAATTGATGGTGAAAAGGGTGTTATAGGGTGTAGTCAATTACCTAATGCTGAGATAGAAAGGGTAGAACACGGTAACTTCCCAAATGTCGACGTTAGTGGTGAAGAGAAAGAGAGAAAGATAAAATTTGTTTGGAAAGAAAAACAATTAGAGATGAATTCTTGGGAGGTTGCTCACTTTAGATTGTTGGGTGATGATAGAAGATTGCCGTACGGAACCTCTATGTTAGAAAAAGCTAGAAGAACTTGGAAACAACTAATACTAGCGGAGGATGCTATGTTAGTTTATAGAACAACTAGAGCTCCAGAAAGAAGAATATTTAAAATATTTGTTGGTAATATGGACGATAAAGATGTGGAAGCTTACGTACAAAAAGTAGCAAACCAATTTAAACGGGACCCAGTTGTAGACCAAACAAACGGTCAAGTGGACCTAAGATATAACCAAATGGCTGTAGACCAGGACTTTTTCATACCAGTTAGGGACCAATCAGCACCTAGCCCTATAGAAACTTTACCTGGGGCTACAAACCTTAGTGAGATTGCTGATATAGAATATATACAAAAAAAATTATTAGCAGCACTAAGGATACCAAAAGCTTTTTTAGGTTTTGAGGAGGTTGTTGGTGAGGGTAAAAACTTAGCTTTATTAGATATTAGATTTGCTAGGACAATTAACAGAATCCAAAAATGTATAATACAAGAATTGAATAAGATAGCTATTATTCATTTATATGTTTTAGGTTTTGAGGAAGAACTAGATAATTTTTCATTAGGGTTATCCAACCCGTCCTCACAAGCAGAATTACTCAAGATTGAAGCTTGGCAAACAAAAATAACACTTTATAAAGACGCTGTTAGTGACCCAGGAACTGGTATAGCACCTGTTTCAGCTACATGGGCAAAGAAACATATATTAGCTATGAGTGATGAAGAGATTAAATTAGACTTACAACAACAAAGATTTGAGAAAGCGATAGCTAAAGAATTAGAACTTACGTCAGAGATTATTAAGAAAACGGGTGTATTCAATCAAATAGATAAATTATATGGCGATATAGAATCAACCGAAGAAGCTGCTGGTGAAGAAAGTGGTAGTGAATTACCGGGTGATATTTCAACACCACCACCCCCAATGGGAGGGAGTGTTGAAAGTCCGGATATGGGAGGTGGTGACCTTAGTATGGATAGCGACATACCACCACCACCACCAGTAGAAGAATATAATAAGACTAAAAAAGACCTACCCCTAATATTGGAAAATAAAGGTATACTTTTACCCAATCTAGAAGAGATGGCTAAAAAAACATATAACACTATAGATAAACTTAATAAGGAGATAGATGATTTGGTTAAAGACTAGATATTTATTTTAAAAAGATATTATGAAAACATTTGGGTATTATAAAAAAAACATAGATTCTATATTAGAGAATTCACACTACAATAAAAAACTATTTAAAGAAAACTTCCATGTTGTTATGGGAGCTTTAAAAATGTCTAAACCATTTCGTGAGTTTTTCACGGTATATAATGAATTAGAACAAAAAACTTTTAAAGATAAAGAAGAATTAAATGAGTATATAAACGAAACTATAACTCATTTAAGACCTAAAATTAAAAATTTAAAGACTATTTGTGGTGTTTTGGATAATGTTTTTAGTAGACGAAGTGAAATGTTATCAGAATCAAACAACAACATCTATGAAGATTTAGATTATTTAATATATAAAGATGGGGTTAGGTCTATAAGTAAAAGGATAGACACTAAAAAAAATCTAGTAGAAAATGTTTTAAATAGGAAAACGTTAACCAAGATGTCGACAAGTTTTAACCCAAAAATACTAGCTTACACATTATCTGAAAATTATAATAAAGAATTTACAAACCTAACAAAAGAAGATAAAGTTTTAATATCTGAAATAATGGCAATTAAAAAAACCGAATTAAGTGAAGATTTTAATAAAATTAAGGACACTATAACAGACAAAATCAACATACTAATTAAAGAATCTGACGATAATAGTTTAAAGGTTAGGTTAACCGAAACTAAAAATGTTGTCTCTAGTATGGAAACAAGTAAGTTATCTATATTAAAGTTAAAACAGTTAGGGGTAGATTTGAATTAACAACCTTATATTCATATATTTCTTATTATAGAAATTAATTATGAAAACAGGCAAAACAATACCAATAGAAGTACACCCAAACTTCAAAGCTCATATAGGGACGGTAGATTCTAAAAATCTAAAATCCATATATGTCCAATTCTCAACTTGGGTACAACCAATAAAAGAATATAGTTGTTGGAAGTGTGTTGTTAAAAAATTTAGGAAGCTATTAAAGACAAGGATGTCTACAGTGATAGATGAAGATATTTTTAAAGAAAATATGATTGTAGATTTAGATTTAAGGGGTAGTGGTATTAGTATCGGTAAAAAATCTTTTATGAAATGTGAAATGACATTTTTTACAAAAAACAAATTAAATTTAAAAGATAAAGAGACCATATTAAAAATTGAAAAAGAAACGAAACAATTAATTAGTGACGAACTAAAGGATAACAAATATTTCTCTTTTCACAATTCTAAAAAACCAATCGAATCATAGATTCTATTTGTCGTCACCATATTTATAGATATAACAATAACTAAATAAATATTTTTAATATGGCAATATCAACAACTCCATCCGGGGTGGGGAATACAGCAAAACCAAAAACTTGGAGTATTTCTGGGAACACATCAAACAGTGAAACAATAATTAGTAATTACAATAAAATAACACTTCATTTCAATGGTGGGTTAGTTCAACTTAATTCAGATGCTAATGATGGAGGTGCGTTTAAAAGAGTCCTAACACAAGAAGGGTGTTACCATAACGGACAACCAATGTGGACGTACGCTGATGGTGTTTATGATGGCGATTATGATACATCTTCTGATATGGGTAGACTTCATCACAGTGATAGATTCGGTAGTTCACTTTGTGAAGGTAAATCACTTAAGTTAAGATGGGGTGGTGGTGCGAATAGCGAAACTGGTAATTGGGAAGTTGTTAGTCATGGAAAAGTTAGTATGTACGCCAACAATAAAGGAATTTTAAATTTCTTTAGTATACAAGGTAGTGGTGGTACTGGTATGGGTACTTGGAGTGCCGATTCAACTAGATTAGGTGGTGGTGGTTGGGGTTCAATAACAGCGGCCACAAGTACATGTATTGACATTAATGAAATGGGACCAATATATGGTTGTTTTAGGGATGGGATTAGTACACTTGGAAACGCTTCACTAACAGCTATAACAACTGACGGCCTAAACGTTTAACACACTATAAAAGATTATAAAAATAAAACCTAATATATGTTAGGTTTTTTTTAACCATAGTAATCTATTTATATATAAAACTAATTTATATGAAGATTTTAGGACCGAAAGAAATAGGACATGGGATATTAATTGAATATGACGCTGGAAGTATTTCACCAAAACACAACACAAAAATATTAAAAGAAATATCAGACCCAAACTTTAATGGTGAGGTAGAGATGTATTGTATCTTACAAAAATACGATGTACCAAATAGAAACGGAAGAATTTATCCAGAGAAAATATTAAAAAGAGAAAATGAAAAGTATCAGGAGGTTATTAAACGAGGTGGTTCTATATCAGAATTAAATCACCCAGAATCTTCTTTAATTGATTTGGAAAGAACATCACACTTGATAACTGAAACTTTTTGGGATGGAAATAGGTTGATGGGTAAAGTTAAAATGTTAACTAGTCCTGGTTATCATAAAGATGGGGTGGTATCCACAATGGGGGATATAGCCGCAAATCTTCTAAGAAATGGGGTAACATTAGGGATATCGTCAAGAGGAGTTGGGTCATTAACAAAAAATGGTGAACATAACCAGGTACAAGATGATTTTGAATTGATTTGTTTTGATTTAGTGTCGTCACCATCAACACCAGGGTCTTACTTGTTTAAAGACCTTAACGATGTTGAAAAATGGGATGAAGTTTTGGAAAGCACCCAACCAGGTAGGTTGGATAACAAAACAGATAAAGCGTTAAAATTAATGTCTAAATTAAATAATTTTTTAGATAGATAAAAAAAACACAAATAAGACATACCCCAAAACCATTTTTTTAGGTATTGAGGTATATTTATTATAAAAATAACTTTATGAGTATGTCAATAATAGAAAAAGCGTTGCTCGAGGCAGAACAGTTGGAAGAAACTATGAAATCCAACGCAAAAGAAATACTTTCTTCAACAATGAAGGAAGAAATTAATGAACTAGTAAAAGAATCGTTAGACGAAGAAAACGATTACCTTAAAGAGCAAGGAGACGTAGAAAAAGAAGTAGATATGGATATAGACATGGATTCGAATGGTGATGACATGGGTATGGAAATGGAACTTGGTATTGATGGGGGTATTGAATTACCACCATTAGACTTAACTTCAGCATCAGACGAAGAAGTCCTAAGAGTATTCAAAGCTATGGGTAGTGAAGATGGAATTATCGTACAAAAAGACGATAATGAAGATATTTCATTTATTGATGGTGATGATGAATGGTTAATAAAATTGGATGAAAACAAAAAATCTATGAAAAAAACAAATGTAAATGAGATGGAAGAGCCAATGTACGAAATAGAAATGGATGACATGGGTGAAATGTATGACATGGATGAAATGGAGCACGAACCAATGTACGAAATTGAATTGGATGAAGAATCTGGAGAACACTCACACATAACAACACATAATCATGGTGATGTTATTGGTGTAGACGACCCAGAATCTGAAGAAGGTTTAGAAGATTTCGAGGACGAACCTACGTATGAGATTGAGTTAGACACAGATGAACCAGAACAAGAGATGGAGGAAATGGTACGTCAGAATAATTTAGGTCAAAAAGTACATGCTGGTAATAGAACCAACAAGTATAATAGAGATTCTAGAAAACATTCTGGTATTCATTTAGAACATCGAGACAGAAGTAAAGGTAGAGTACTTCAGGAAAACTACCACCTTTTAAAGGAGGAGGTTAGTACACTTAAGAACAAAAATGGTGAATATAGAAAGGCACTTGTAACATTTAAAGAAAAGTTAAATGAAGTAGGTGTGTTTAATTCTAATTTAGCTTACGCGACTAGGTTATTTACTGAACATTCTACTACAAAACCAGAAAAGATTAACATCTTAAGAAGATTTGATAATGTTAGTTCGTTAAAAGAATCTAAAGGTTTGTATAAAATTCTGAGGGAAGAATTTTCTCAGAACAAGTCTACCAAGTCAAAGAAAACTATTTCTGAGACTGTAGATAGAAAAATTAATTCTACACCAACAAGTGGTATGGACAAAAGGTTAATGAAGGAAACAAAAGCTTATGAAAATCCACAATTTAGTAGAATTAAGGACTTAATGTCCAAACTATAAAATAAACGCTTAAAAAAAAATAAAAAAATATGGGAGCATTATTAGAATCAGGTATGGTTGGTAACATAGGGTTAAAACACCTTAAAGTTATCAAAGAAGATACCTTGAACAAATGGCAAAAGCTTGGTTTCTTAGACGGTCTTAAAGGACACACTAGAGAAAACATTGCCCAATTATATGAAAACCAAGCAACAAGTTTAATCAACGAAGCTACATCATCTGACTCATCAGGGTCATTTGAGACTGTTGTTTTTCCAATTATTAGAAGAGTATTCTCTAAATTATTGGCAAATGACATCGTTTCTGTACAAGCTATGAACTTACCAATCGGTAAATTGTTCTACTTTGTACCTAAAGTTTCATCAAGAGTTGAAGCAGGAACATCATTAACTTCTGTAGGTAGTCATTTACCACCAGTTGGGGCACCAGGAACACCAGGAAACGGAAGTACAAATCCGTTCTCGTCAACAACTATCGATTTATATGACAACTATTATGTAACTAGTGAACCATTAACACCGGAAGATGGTCTTTATGACATTTCTAAAGGTAAACGTTCTGGAGTTACAGCTACTAACTTAGTAGTTCAAAAATGGAACGCTTCAGCTAGAACATTGTCTAACACTACTCATACTGCTGATGTGGTAGACGCTGAAATTTCATCTTTAACATCTTCTACAGCTTGTGTAAGAAGTACAATCTTAAAAATTGAAGGATTTAATAACAGTGGTAACGGTAAATTAATTGGACCATCTGGTAATGAAATGGATTCTGAAGAATTCTTATCTTCATTAACACTATGGACATCAGCTAGTACAACTTGTAAATCAGGTTCTACATACTATAACACAGCAAACGCTCCACTTAGATTAGCGTCAGGTTTAACACCTGGGGTAGGACTAGTACCAGTATTATTTAGATTAGTTACACAAAAGTATGGTAAGTCTATCGCGAACAACGGACCTACAATGACATCTTCTGTAAACACACCAGGTGGTAAATATCCAGATATCTGTGATACTACTGGAGCTGTTTACGTTGAACTTGACCTTTCATGTCCAGCATGTATTAAATGTGATTCAGTAGACGGATATGTTTGTTCATATTATCCTCTAACTGCTTTCGGTACTACACCAGCACTAGGTGTAACAAACCAAATAACACCATTTATCGCTTCATGGTATTCTTACTTTGATTTAGAATTTGAAGATGAAATGGGTGAAGTTTCTTTTGATTTAGACTCTGTAACGGTTTCTGTAACTGAAAGAAAAATGAGAGCTCAATGGTCTCCAGAACTTGCACAAGACGTTTCTGCATTCCATAACATTGATGCTGAAGCTGAATTAACAGCTTTATTATCTGAAGAAGTTGCAGCTGAAATCGATAGAGAAATCTTGAGAGACCTTAGAAAAGGT